GGCTCACCCGCGAACTTATCCGCAGCAGCGTTGGTACACTCAAACTCAAACTCAGCAGCCTTGCGTGAACGCATATCGCTGGGGTTGGCCAGAGCGTTGATTAGGCGAACCAGTGAGAACTGTTTAACCTCTTCACTCTTCATGCCGATGTCGCCGTTCTCAAGCGCAGTATCTGATCCGATGGTCTCTAGCAGAGCGCCACGGAAGGTGTCAACCGACTTACCGGAGGCGATAAACTCACGCGCCATACCGCCTTGGTTGTGGCGAGCGCCAAGTTCGATGATCTCAGCAGCATTTTTCTCGGCAGCCTTGCGAGCCTTAGCCTCGATACCAGCAACGTCAATTTCAGGTGTCTTAATCTCTTCAGACATTTTCTTTTCCTCAATTTCTTGTTTAATTTCAGTTTCGGGGGGTTTCGGAGCCTCGCCAGACCGACCAACGCCAACTGTCACATCAGCGGGGATAGATACCAAACTTGCCTCAACAGGTCGCCAATTATTGACGCGATAAGTGTTATCGTCGCCATCCTTGCCAACCAATGTCATATCATGAACCTCATAACCAACGGAAATGTTGGCTTTGATCTCGTCCACAACGTCCGTAAAGGCTTCTTGAGCCAGTGCGCCTTTTCCAAAGCGTACCTTAGCGCGGAGTCTACCGCCCTCCTCATCCAACTCTACAGATTTGATAACACCGATCTGCTTCTCTGGATCGTGATCCAGTAGCAGAGGTGCGCGGCCTGAAGAAAGGAAATCCATGTCGATTTCACCTTTCTTGTGGCCTAAAACTTCATTCCCGAAGTAGCGCATGTATGGCTCTTCACTGGAGATAGCAATATCCACAGTGCGCTTCTCTTCGTTAATTGGAGCTGCTTTCACATGGAAAGATCGCTCTCCTTTGTTGTGATCCTTCAGCAGATCTTCAACTGTTACTTCAGTCATCTTTGCTAACCTCTGGCTCCACCTGTGAAAAACTAGCTCCGTATGGTTCTAGAGCATAGCTAATACCAAACTGTTGCGCAAGTTCTTTGTCCTTCTTGATCTGCGCCAACAACTCCTCAACGTCCTTACCATACTGCTCTGAGACATCTTGCAGACTGAGGACACCGTGTTGAAGCCCCGTAACCGCAGCATTCATCTCTTTCACTGGGTCAACCCAAGACCAAGTTTTAGCGCGGAAGGTGGCAGCCCCAGAGAACTTATCAAAAGTAGATGTAGGTAACGTGACATGCCCGAACTCCATAGAGGAGCGCAGCCATAACTCAAATACCGGACGGATAAAGTGATCTTCGAGGAACTTCTGGATACCTCTATAGTTGTCACGCTCCTCCAAAGCCCCCTGACGGATAGAACTGTAACTGGTTGCCTCAAGATCAGAGGCCAAGGCTGTATAGGATACACCAAGTCCAGCAGCAATACCCTTCATTACCACCTTGTGGAACGCCTCAAACTCGTTCGATGGGTACGCTGGATCGAATGATTTGAAGTCTACTCCGGTAGGTAATTGGTGGAAAGTGCCAGGATCTGCGTCCATAATGGGTACATCTCCGTCTAAATCGTCGGGAACGAACCCATCCCCGCCCGAAGAGGTGAAGAACCCCATCTTAGACGCGCCCACACGGGCGTTAATCACAGCGGCTTCTCGCAATGCACCGATCTGTTTCAACGCGGGGATTACAGGGGCCATCCAAGGTTCGCCCCTAGTTTGCCCTGCGCGGAGCTTCAAGAAACCGTGGATCACCTGTGATGCAGGCACTCTACGATGTTTCTTGCGGCTGTATGTGGAATAGTCTTCGTCGTTCGGGTGGGATACCAGAATGTGGTACGCGATAGGCTTCTTAAACTTATCCACCTCCACGCCCATACGGATCTCGTTCTTGCCTTCCTTCACTGCTTGGTTGAGTTCGTGGTCAAGCTGGTCTACTTCAAGAAACTCAAGTGCGATTGAGTCATTGAACCTTGAGCCTTGATGGGTAACGATCAGAAACTCCCCATCCCTCGCCAGTGACTCCATCGCCATAAGCTGGCAATCCCGCCATGACATGGTGCCATCGGTTGTGCAGTTACCTTTCTTGCCCCAAGCAGCGAACCCTCGCTCTACCTCTTGGTTGCCAAGAGCATCCATAGCTCCATTAGTGGAGAGGGCTTTAACCTGTAGATTGAAACCTACGTCCCCAATGACATTATTCTTCAGGAGTCCCAAATATCGTTTTGCGAACTCGTTGTTTCGCGCCAGATCTCGTGACCGATCTCGAAGAATGGATATGGCTGACTTGAGTTCACTATCTGCACTGTTAGCTGAAGCTCCAAAGTCCGCAAAAAGCCTTCCTGAGTTGGCGGCTGCATACGAACGGAGAGATCGTCCCGCCCGCTTAGGTTTAGACTTGAATACATCGAAAAACCCCATATCAGAACCTCACTTGGATTGTAGACTTGCCCGCGCCGCGACCAGCCTTAATGTCTTGTTCCCGCCGCTCTTTGTTGACCTCGCCTTGGTAGTAAGCCTTTGCGTCTATCAACTCTTGGAATGATAGCTTGGATAGCGAACGCCCTGCGATAGAATAGCTAGACACGTCCGCATCAGCGCGACCAGAGAGTAGAGACTCAATCTTGGTCAACATTATCTCCGCATGGGAGCGTGGATCTGCTTGGTTTACGTCAAGATCATCAACCGTAGTGAAGTTACCCCGATCAACAACAACCCGCTCACTGTCAGAGTTCCTGACGATCTCCAACTGCCAGTAGTAGTATCCAGAGATGAAATTCGCGCTATCAACGGAAGAAACCGCGAAGTAGAAATACCCCCCTCCGTCTGTCCCTTCTATCTGGATCTCGGCATTCCCACCGCCAGAAATACGTGCTACATAGGTAGCAGTGTACAGGGTAGGGTCATAATGCCCAGCTAACGCGGTCTTTTTCCATTGGATAAAGTCCCCAACAGTGACCGTTTCTGGTTCACCTTCTTGGGCTTCAGCGGGGTCAAATAAATAGGCCATATTTCATCTCACCAGTTCTTAGCAAAGCCTCCACGCCCCCTACTAACAGGGACGAAGGGTTTTTTGCTGGTCTTTGCGTTAGCATTTTTGTCCTCATCTAGGGAATTCTGCCTTGAATCAAGCCGTTGTGCAAGGGTATTCACGTTTACATTGAGGATTGTTAGCGCTGCCACCGCGTATACGAAACAGTCCAAAGCCTCGTTTCGCGGCCTCATCTTCTTAAATTCCCTCTTCTGATAGCCTTTATGGAACTTTACCACGATCTGCTCTGCGGTTAGCTGAAGGAAATACTCATCATTCAGCACGTCAGAGAAGTGGATATACCCAGCACCCTCATCAACTATCCTCATGCGCTGGAATAGCAGCGTCTTAATGGTGTCAACACCGATAGGGAACAGCGGGCATCTACCAATATTGTTCTTCGATGGGCGGCCAGAGACGGGTTTACCTTCGCCACCCATACCCTTAATGGCGAACACCCTGCGAGCTGCGTTCTTCTTGGCGTAGTCGTAGACCGCCTTAGTGTTATGGCCACCGGAGTCCACACAAGATGAGCGTATTGCCAACTGGCGGCCTGAGTGTGTTTCATACGCTGCGAACAGGATAGAATCCAGTGAAGTCCACGTTGAAGGGGTGGATGGATCACCATAAAGCTCCTCATGCTGGATCACATAGGACTCATCATCCTTGCCCCAGCCGATCACTGTTACTTCAAGGCGGTCATCCTGAACGTCCACCCCCGCAGTGAGAACGACAACCTCTTCTGGTATCTTCCCATCGAAGGGTTCCCGTCTGGATGAGAGCGCGTACTCGTCAATTGACTCTCCCTCTTCCTCATAGGTCTCCGCGAGAGAGACATTTACAAACGATTGCACATCGCCTGAATGTTTCTTCTCCAAGAACGAGGTGACAATATCCCGCCACCGCCGAAAAGGGGAGTACAACTCAGAGAGGTGGAATGACGCGTGGCCAGTGAAGGGACGCTCTGCTCTCCACTCTCCTTTGCGCAACATAGTACGCTTTTGGGCATCATCAATACCTGCCCCGCACTCTTGGCAGTAATACAGCGCCGTATCGGGTAGGTGTTCACCTTCATCATCCTGTTGCCATACGATAGCCTTCCACTCTAGCACGACATGCTCGCCACAATGGGGGCAAGGTAACCAAAACTTGCGCATATCCCCTGAAATATGGGATTTCTCAATAAACGAGCTGCCTTTGATTGTTGGGGTGGAGGTGAGAAACAGTTTCCGTTGATCCCCAAAGGTCGCTGCTCGCTGCCAGAGGAGGTTCACTGGATGGCCTTCTGCTGTGTACTGGTACCCATCCACCTCATCGCAGTAGATCTTTGGCGCAGAACGTCCGCGCATGGTGTTGGGAGAGCCTGACCAAGAGAACATTAAGAATCCCCCAGCGTAGGACTTCATCTTCTGGTTGTTGACCCCTTCTCTGGAGCGAGGCTTTGCGATTCTCTCGTTAAGGACTTCATTCGCTTCCACCATTGGATTGAACTTAGTCTCCAACCAAGTGTTGAGGTCGGACTGACTTGGTTGCATCATCATCTGACTGGAGGGTTCGTGCGCAATGAAGTACCCAGCCGCACAATTGATTAGCTGGGTG